TACCATATATCTAAAAGTCTATTATCAAAAGAAGAAAATATTGGTTTATTTTCATCTAATAATGATTCAGTATATATATTATTATTTATAATTCTATTATTTCTTTCAGCAACTTTTTCATATTTTCTAATGTGAAGTCCAGGAATTAACCCCGTTGGGTCTATTCCTTGTTTATTTAAGTGTATTCCTGCAAATCCAACACCAGCTTGGGCTATAGTTGATAAAGGAGAATATACTCCTTCATTTAAAGTTCCACCAGCATATGCTATTAAACTTCCAATACCTCGAGCAGATTCAGTTTTAACTGCTACCCTAGATAGTAAATTTTGTTTTACGGTAAATAATAAACCACTAGGTGATTTTTTATCAGTAAAATATTTTGTTAGTCTTTTTACATCTGTTAATGCATCCAAGGGTGCATTAATTCCACCACGTAGAAGAAAATCAGTACCAAAAATATTAGTGTCCTTTAAAGGTCCTGGAATTGGGATTTGGATATAGGGTTGTCCGCTACTTCCACCACCTGGTCTGTCATTTCCAAAAGGAATCTCCCTTGGGTTAACATTATTAAATGTTACCGCTGATGATTGACTTTTCCAGTAAAATTTAAAATCTCCAGGATTAGATAATATATCGATTAGCCCCATAAAGTCTATTATTCTGGTGGATTATCTTCATATCTTGGAGGTGTTCCTCCATTTAAATCTAAAAGTGAAGGTGTTGGAAATCCTGTCATGTTAGGATTACCATTGATTGAATAGGCATTGTGAAGGGTTGAACCTGCAACATCAATATTTGCTGGTGGTGGAGTTGTCCCATCATATTGACTTAATTGAGAGCCTGCTGTTGTTAATTGATTTAATAGTCCCATAATTATTTGTTTTTAAGTTTATTTAGGTAAATTATCTATGTATAATCCTTTTGAAAAGGTATTATTAATAGATGTAACATTTTTATCGCGCAATGCTGCTTTTGGATTAACTCCATTAATATCTAATTTTGATGGAGCAGGTATAAAATAAGGAAATACGGGATCATTATTATAAAAGCTGTATCCTAATTTTACATCTTTGTAAAAATCACCATCTAATGAATATCCGGGTGATGTATCTACAGCATGTAGAGGTGATTTTTTTGTGGTAAGGGGGTTGTGTGGTGGTGTTACTCCATCGTATCGGCTTAATTGAGAGCCTGCATTTGTAAAATGACTTAATATCCCCATGATTGTTTATTTTATTATAAATATTAAATATTATTGAGTTTTGTAAGATGATAAATTTAAAGCTTGTCCTACTTTTTGACCATCTAATACTACATCACCTCCAGCGGATGTTATACTAATTAATTGTTGTAAAAGAGCATTAGTTTGAGCCATATCTACATTAACTTGGGTTGAACCACCAGAAGATTTAGTTCCACCTCCTAAATTAGTTCCTACTTTAATTTTTCCATCAGCGCCATACATTGCCTTATCTTTTGGGTCTAATTGAACAGATCCAAATTCACCAGACATAACAGGTCCCTTTTTAGCATCAATTACACCATCTTTCATAGAAAACATAGCTACAGCTCCTAGTACTGCGGCTATACCCCCTATAATTAAAGGAGTAGCAGCACCCAAAGTTGAGGCTTCGGCCCCTGCTACTTTAGCGGCTGCAATTGCTGTTTCTTTACTAGCTGTTGCGGATAATGTACTTTGGTAAGCTCTAGCACTTATTAATTGAGTTCTCATACTCATAGCACTAGCTGCTAATCCAAATACCATTTTCCCGAGCATAGCTCCTGATATCAGTGCAAATACGGTTTTCAGGGCCGTAGCATCGCTTAATATATTTCCAATTATAGACAACATTGATCCTAAAGGACCATCTATCATACTTACAAATAATTCTTGTATACGTTCTACAGCGTTTGCTAATTTTTCTGTAGTAGATTGTTGTTGAAGCATCTTTTCTAATCCACCTTCCTTAAGCATGTTGGATGCTTCTTCAACACCATATTTATCTTTAGCGGCTTCAAAGGCTTTTTGTTCTTCTTCATTTAAAGATCTTCCAACTTTCTTTAAAGCTTCTTGCTCTACAAGCATATCAGCTAATTCATCAGCAGACATACCCACAGCTTCAGCCATAGCATCCTGTTGAATTCTATTCATTTTACTGAATTCGGCTGCGGATCCTGCTTGATTTGTAATTTCCTCCGCTACCCCAGCCATATCATTATTTAATGCTAATGATCTAGCTTTTTCTAGGTTTAGGTCTTTACCTAGTAATAATTCTGCACTTAATTCACTTTCAATAGATGATTCAAAGTTAAGTAATTTATCTGCAACATTAGCTACTTTTCCTAAATCACCACCCATTAATTTAGCGGCAACTGCGGCTTTTGCTAATCCTTTTACTCCACCTTCAATTGATAATTTAGTTCGGTTGGAAACATTGGCCATATCGGCCATTAATTTTTTAGTATTTAAAGCTACACCTTTTTGGTAAGACATAGATTTAGCAGCTGCTTGAAAAGATTCAACATTTTCTTTCAAACTCCCACCAGTAGCCATTGAGTATTTTTGCATTGCCAATATCTCATCATTGGTCATACCTGCTTGTTCTCTAAGGGCAGTAAATGTAACTAAATCTTCTTTAGATAATTTTCCAGCGGTCCCTAAAGAATTATTAATGGCTGTTAATGATTCACTTAATTTTTTACCACTTAAAGATGTATTTCCGGAGGAAACGGCCATATCTCTAAATTCTTCATTTATTTGAAGAGCTTGATCATAAGAGACATTCATATTTTTGGCTAGATCTCCAGCACTTTTATCTATATCCATTATAGTTTTACCTATAAAGACCATAGTACCCAACACCATATTGGCTGGGTTTAGCAAACCACCTGTTATTTGACCTCCTATATTTTTAAATGCTGCTCCTAAACCCTTAACACCACTTCCAGTTTCTTGTACTTTTTTTCTAGCAGCATCTAAAGCCTCATTAGCATCAAATACATCCCCCAAAATTGGTATTTTGGATATACCTTTTAAAATACCACCCGTTAATCCTAATTGTTTAGTAATTTTAATATGTGCATCTAATTCTTCTGTTACCTTTTTAACAAAATCAGATTCAACTTTAAAACTATCTTTTTTAGCTTGTAGAATTGCTTTTTCTTGAGCTGTTAGAATTTTTCCAGTTTTTAATCTATCTGCAGCAAATTTAAGTTCTCTTAAAGCAATTTGAGCCTTAGACTTTAGAGCTTTTAATTGTTTTTCATTTAAATCTGTTATTTGCTCTTCTGAATTTTGAAGTTTATATGCTATACTCTCTAGATTAGAATATGATTTAGCAGCTTCTTTTACAGCACTGTTTTGTTTACCTATTTCAGCATTAATTTCTCTAAGAATATCTCTTTGGTCTTTAAAAGATGAAAGATCAGGTTTATTAGGTTTATCAGGTTTAGCCATCTAGAATATTTTATTATAAATATTAAAACCTACAAAGTTATTTATACTTTGCAGGTCTTTTATATTGTTGACTTGCTTGAGCAAATTCGGGAGAATTTACCTTACCAGATGAATCTATTAAACTTTTTTGTTTTCCACTATTTTTAGCGTTGTTCATTTTTTTTGTTTCCTCATTATGGTATTCTTGAATTTTATTGAAAGTAAATTTACGAAGCCAAATAGGCATATTATAAATAGTATTCCAATCATATCCTCCATTACCATGAAAACATATTTCATGAATTTGAGTGAAAATTGAGGCTCTAGCCTGGGGTGCTATATCAAAGGTCAGGCCAAAAAAAGCTAACCCCAACTGGGATATTGAATCCACTCCCGCCGTCACTGGGAAAATATGACATATCTACATCTGGTTGTAATTCTTTGATGTATTCTCTAAGTGCACGAGAATCTTTAGCTAAAAAGTAATTATCAACAAATTCTCTAACATCTTTTTTTTCTCTATTCCCCTCAACTGAAGTTATGATAAATTTCATTCTAGTTGATAATTCGGGTGAGGCATCTTTATTTATCTTTTTAAGCCCTTCAAGTTCACGATTGATATCCTGCTCATCTTTATGCGTTAAAAGTCGAAACGTAATGTTGTTATGGGAGTGGGGTAATTCAAAAGAAAATTCGTTGTTCTTGCATTTTTCTACATCAACGTGTAATGGTTTATTTTCTAAAGTTGATAAATCAACTGTATAAGACTCATTATTATGGTTAAATGTATAATCTTTACCATAACCTAAAACACGTGCTGCTATCATAATAGCATTTTTATCTCCAACTAATAATTCATCATAATTAATTTTTGTAACAATTAAAGATTTCATTAATTTGTCTAAGACCGTTCCATTTCGGATATAAGATTGATTTGTAAGAATATCTTCTTCACGGGCTGTCATATACTTCATTTCAATAACACCTTTTGCTAGCTCAGAATCACTAGGGTAAAGTAAACCTTTGGAAGGTAATTCGATTGTTTCTGTTGGAATTTTGAATTCACTCATAATTTTTATTTTGTTATAACTTTATTTATCATATATACATATATGAAAAGATAAAGAGCCTACCTAAACTAGGCAAGCTCTTTTATAAAATATGTTTTTTAACTATTAGAAATTCAATACACAGTAATCTGGTTGTATTGTCATTGCAATGTTTACAGCAACTCCATCATCATCCCAACTGTAATCTCCAAAGGTTGCTTCAGTGATCATAGCTCCTTTAATTACCCATTCTGAAACTATATCTCCAACTGGTCCTATAACGTGGAATGTTAAATCTTTCTTATAGAAATCAGAGTAACCATCTCTACCTGTAACAGATTCGTGATGTAAACGTACCCATTCCATCACTGCTTGAGCTCCACTTGGTGTGATTGGATCAAATAAAGTCATACTAATAGTACCCCAAGTTGTTTTTCCTTTTACATATCTTTGGATATTGATATGGTTAAGTGGAACTGATGTTTGAGATAATGTTACAGCACCCATTGCTTTTACCATATATGAAGGAATACCATCCATTTGAAGGATAAAACGATTGGACTGTTTTGGTTCAAAAGGTGTAAAAAATATTTCGTTAGGATCTAAGATTGCCATTTTATATATTATTTTGTTTTATTATACGTATTTAATTTTTCAATTTTTTATTAAGGGAATTGAGCGCCTGTTGGTTCTAATATAAAGTCAATAGCAATAAATTCTGCTGTTCTAGCTGGTTGGATATATATTTGCCCTACTAATTGATTTCTGTCTATTATGTCCGGAGTGTTATTTGAATCATCCATAATTACTTTAAAAGCATACAAACCTTGTTTTTGTTGGATAGTTTGTAAATATGGAGTTACTCTACTCAAGAAAGTAGTTCTAGTTGTAATAGTGTTTTGTTCGAATACTAATGTATCAGCAATTTGAGAAATATATGCTTTTAATTCAATTAACAAACGTCTAACATTTACTCTATCTAATGCAGAAGCACCTTTTTGTAATGTTTTTTGTCCAAATACAGATACTCCAGTTCTTGGGAATGTAGCAATTGGATTGATGTTATTT